TCCGCCATTGTCATCGGCCCGGCTGCCGAAATCTCTAAACAAATATCACTTGTCCTGTCATCCACCGGTCCGTCGTAAATGTAAAGTTTGTCCTTCGGTGCATTGTTCGCCATGTCGCGCGTTACGGTGCGTGAGAATCTTCTGATGGAATCATTCACGATCTGATTCGCTGTTGTTTCACTCATTCCCAAGTTCAGCAATGATTCGGCGAATACAGTTTCACTTTGCCTTCCGATAATGGATTCGATCATGAGCCGCTTCATGATTTCCGCCTGTTCGCCGATCTTGGATGAAAAGAAATCCGCATCCATCTTAATCAATGAATTGAGTGTGCTTTCCGGAACGGTGGCAAATGCTTCCATGCCTTTGAGCGTATTGATATAGTTCTTCGTAATTGCACCGAGTTCGCCGTTCAGCTTGAAATCATCCAGCAGCAATGTTTTCATATCCAAGTCTATAAGTTCTTTTACAATCTGTTCGGGCGGCAGTTTGCTCGCCTCAAATCGTCCGTACATAGACGAGACAAGTTCCAGGACTTTTGTCCATGCCTTGCCAAACTTTTCTTCGTTGAATGCCGCTGCCATTATGCTTGCAGAATATCCACTAAGGACGGTGCTTCAGGCTGTACTTCCGCCTCTGTTAAAATTTCGTCTATTTCTTCATCGGAAAGTTTGTCCTGGTTCATTGACTTCATCACTTGCTTCTTGGTCATGAATCCGTTTGCCAGCATCCAATCGTAATGCGCGCGTTCTTCCGCTTTGTCCATCACTTGTTCCGGCTCTGCGAAATCAACAGCATAGTCATCGTCAATGTTTACGCCGTGAAATGATGCTATTTCCCTGTCAAGCTGAAAGCGTGCGTGTTCAAACGGCCGCCAGATGTCATTAACCGATGCTTTGCGTGCATCCCAGTTTTCAATGTTTTCAATTTTTAATGCTATCCCGGATGACGCTTCTGAATCCACAAATCTTGCAACAAGGTGATTGTTCAGTGCCGTTGATTGAATGATGGACTTCGCCACGTTCAGAAGTTTCTGCGGATCGCCGCCTTCCAATCTGTTGAGTGAAGATCCGTCCGGAAGCATGATAACTTCATCAATGCTTGCGCGTATCGGCGTATCGTCATGAACGCCCGTTGCGTATTTAATTCCAAGCGAATCAATCCGTGCAGCTATCATGATCTGCTGCATCAATATATCAAGATGCTCGTTTGCTGAAACAATATCACTTGCACCGCATTGGAAAAATTCATCCACAAGTTCGGGATCGCGGTGTGCGAATGTTACCGGAATGCGTCCGTACACATTGACACCTTCATCATCCAAGTTCCAGACCTTGCCCTTCTGATCGAAACGGAAATGCTCTTCGTCTGACCAATACTCATACACCCTGTTCGTCCTGTCGTTCAAATTGGCAAGCGGATAATAGACTGCCTTCACTTCCGTTGATCCGGAAACGAATATCGGCCAGAAGTATGGCAGGATGTCGTATTCAAGGTGATCCTCTTCCCATCGTGATATAAGCCCCATGCTTCCCAAAAGGAAGGTCATCTTTTCCATCTGCCGCATCTTGGAATCAATGTCCCTCGGCAGAATGTCGTTGTATCGTTCGTTCGATCTCAACGGACTTTCCTTGTAAGCCAGCGATCTGGCGTTTACCATGCGCTTGGTGATGTTTGATGTGTATAATGGAAGCTGAATGCCTTTTTGAAAATAATCTTTAATGTGCGGCTCATGTTCGCCCTCATAGAAGTCCACAAACTTCATCCGGCGTTTTAAGTTCTTGTCATCAGCACGGGCGATTTCCTGCTTGATGGATTTGAGGACAATGTCTCTGGATAGGTCAGGAATAATCATGCCTGCCCCTGATGTAAATTTTTATAGAATGTCATAAGTGATTTCCTTACAAGTTTTGTCTGCGCCTTCGCCATTTTCTTCTGGAATTTCCACGCGGCAATCAGGCCGATAATAAAAAGCACGTTTAATGTGATGGATATGCCGAGGATGAATTCTACCATGTCTGATATGTGATCTTTCTTTCGCGGATCGGAAACAGCCAGGACACCGCGTAACCTATTGCGTCCGAGGCGTGCGTCTGTTCGAGGTCGCGCTTGTCGATGTCGTTGTTCCGCCATACGTTCTGTTCAAAGTCCATCAATAGATTCGGCGCGTTTTCAATCGTTAAGCGGCGGTCTTTTAGAAGTTTATTCACCGCATTCACCCTGTCCCTCACGTGCGGATTGGACTTCGGTGATAACACCTTGAAGCCGTGCTGCCGTAAAATGTCGTGATCGCTCAATGATGCAGATGTTTTCCGTGCAGATCCCGTTGCGTCGGGATATATGTTTATGCCCGGGTATTTCTTTTGGACCGCTTCTGCCATGTCATACGTCCCGGAATTCTTTAGCCGGAATTCATCGAATACGTGCATTTCATTTTTGTTATGCGCAAAGATCAGAGCCGTCATTGCATCCACGTTGAAGTCCATTGCGCCGGATATGGTCCAGCCTTCCAGTTCCCTGTGTAAAACGTGAATATCTCTGTCGAATTCTTTATACACCCTGCCTTGTGTTAGATTGACAAATTTTCCGTGTAAGTAAGCGTCGATCTGTTCCGGCGTGTATGCGCTTGTCAAATTTTCTTTATATTCGTCTGGTAAGTGCGGATTGTCCAATGTGGAAGCTCTAATCACGCCAATATCTATCTTGTTTGACTGTGATAGTTTATATCCCCATCCAAGAGATTCCGGCGTTCCTGTTAAGAATATCTCACGCTGTTCTGCGTCCGGATGCCTGACACGAGCCAGCATTTGATCGAATACATCCCGCTTCTGAATGAACGGCTCGTCTATGCCCGACCATGCAAGGTTCGGACCTCTTAATGAGTCCGGCTTGTCCCCGGATCCGATCCATATCCGTCCGTTCCAATTTGAAATGATGAATTCGCCCTTCAGTTGGTTGTAGGTATAATTCATGCCGGCTTTATCCATGATCTCTTTCAGCGTGATAATGATCGTCTTCTGACCCAAGTTGTGCGAAGGTGAAACGTACATTCCGGGCTGCGGTGCGTTTAGGTAAGACAGATACAGGCTTCTCAGCGCACCGATGTACGTCTTGCCCGATCCGTAGCCGCCCACCATCAGCTTGACGAAGTTCGGAAGATCCCACCACCGCCTCTGATGCGGAAGCATGTTTTCTTTTAGAATTTTGAATTTCACTCAACGATGACTTCATCCTTGATAATCTTTTGTTCAACGAATTCCTTCGGCTTGCCTTCAATTCGTGAGAAATACATTTCGGCTGCCTTCAAACTTCCGTTCTCTGCCATGCGTAAAACTTTATCCAGGATAGCTTCGTGCCGCGATCTGCCTGTTGTATTCTTGGCGTTGGCCAGTTCCCTGAATAGATCGGCAAGCGAGCCGTGCTGTCCATTTGGATTGCCCGATTGTCCCGGCTTGAATTGAGTTGCAGGATTACCGGACTGCCCTTTTGCGAATTGTCCATTAGGCTTCCTGTTCGCCACCTGCTTACTCATGGCGTTCCAGCGTTATTTTCAGAGGTTCATCCACGAGTTCTAAAAGGTCTTTCACCTTGTGAGAATCGATCTCGTACACATCGAATTCGAGCCGCCATGTGTGCGTCGTTTTCAAATTCTTTATGCCGACGAGTTCAACAGCCAGGTCATTTCGGGCCGTGTCGGCCATAGTCTGTGTCATGGAATCCTTTTCCGTTCAGGATGAAGTTGGAAGATGTGATGATGCGTTCTGTTTTAAGTGAATTGCAGTTCGGACATTGTTCGCTATGCGTGTCATTCATGGCGCGGATCGTTTCAAAAATCCACGCGCAGCGTTTGCACTTGTAGTCGTATCGTATCATCTAAGGCCTTAGAGGTACGCCGGCCGTTCCTTTTATCGCCTAAGTTAGTTGCCTGTTATGCAGGCGGTGCGAGTGAGGAAGCCGGAAGCCTCTTCACCCTATTGTGGTGAATTAAACGGTCTGGAAGTGCTTACAGGCCCGGTGGAAGGCTTGTGATGCGGCTTGAGGTGATATACCTTTTAAGTCGGCTATCCCGGTAAAAGAAAAGCCCTGTATAGTGTGCATATACACGATGTCTCTCTGTAATTCAGATAGTTCGGGCCACGAAGACTCGGTGGCTTTTGCGAAATTCAGTTCATCAGAATCGTATTGATCCCGGTGATATAAATATTCTACGGCCAATTTGAAGACGTTTAATCTTTTGACCGCCTTTTGTGCGAGTTCGGCGTTTTCTTCGTTATATCCTTGATCCACGTTTCTTCTTTTTTTTGTATTGAATTGCCGTGCGTCCGTGCTTTTTCAGCCACTCGTTTTTATCATGGCGTTTTCTTTTTCTCATTTTTGCATCCTTATTCGGCAACAAACAATTCCTTCTGCAAAAATCGTTTCTCTGCAATTTTAACATATTCTGGATTCAGTTCTATCCCTATCCACTTTCTTCCAAGTCTTTGTGCTACCCATCCTGTTGTACCACTACCAAAGAAAGGATCTAATATAACATCACCTTCTTTACTTCCCGCTTTGATACAAAGTTCAGGTATTTTAGGAGGGAATACGGCAAAATGTGCCTCTTTGTATGGTTTGGTGGTTATGGACCAGACTGACCTCTTGTTCGCTTGTCCGTTTGTTGGCCGTAACATTCCGCTACCCTGTTGAGCATTTCCTGGACAATTACGATTCCGCCTTTGATCTGTGTAATCTTCTGTGAACAATCTTTTGTCGTTATATGTGGATGGTTTCAAATCTTCCAATAATTGATCGAATTTGTATTTAGCAGACTTGGTTAAAAGAAAAATATATTCATGGGATTTTGTGCATCTATCGGTTACGCTTTCTGGCATAGTATTAGGTTTATGCCATATAATATCCTGCCTTAAATACCAACCATCAGATTGTAATGCAAAGGCAACTCGCCAAGGGATTCCTACGAGATTTTTAGGTGGTAAACCTGTAACCCTTTCTGAAACTATATCCGAATGTTTACCACTTTTCCCTGTTGTACTTGGTGAATTGCTCCATCTTGTTTGTGAATAACTATCCCCCAAATTCAGCCATACAGTTCCATCGGTTTTCAATACTCGTTTCACTTCACGAAATACCTTGACCATATTTTCAACATATTCTTCAGGTGTTTCTTCAAGTCCGATTTGATCGTCTTTTCTGACTGCTCCGCATCTGGGGCATTCGTTTTCATAGTAACCTTTTGTTTTGGTATCTTCCCTTGATGGTCTGTTTACATTAAACTCAGGATTGCCCATCTTTTTTGTAGCATTTGGATTGGAAATATGGTTGCAATCCTCATCCCCACCCTCCCATGCAGCAGTTCCATAATCTCTTAATCCCCAATATGGCGGAGAGGTAACTACGCATTGAACGGATTCTTCCGGCAATTCGCCCAGCCGATCTATAACATCACCCTGAAATATCTTATTCGGCATCCAGCGCTTTCCTCGCCCTATAGCCTTTGTCCAGGCTGATTTTTCTGCGGTCTATTTCAGCGTCTAAGTACTTCACTTCATCTGCATTGACGAGCGTGTCAATCTGTTCTATTCCTGCAAGCGGGTGCAGAGAAATAAAACTTTCTCCATTGTCTGCATCGAAAACTTCAAGAATGATGTATGACTCGGTCAATACCAGCAACTTTGTGTAAGCATAAGAATGCAGTGCCACGCCATCTTCCTTACTGAACACTCGTACCCATTTTCCAACTATCTCGTTCATTATTGTTCTCCTTTTCTGGTCAAGTTCAGCGTCTATTTCGTAATGCTTTCTGTTGGCGTAGAATTCCAAAGCGTCGCGCAGCTTCTT